TTGAATCTTTAATAAGTTCCATAACACATTGGTGAGATTCTCTATCAATAACATGTCTTATGGATGCTATAATATAATCACCAGAAAAGGTATTATCGGTAACATCTTTGTCTTCTTTATCGATTGGCATATTCCGATTAGTATTAACATTGACCTTTTGGCCAATGGTATAATCTGTACGACCAAGTACTGTTATTTGAACTCGGCAACTTTCTGCTAATGATAACAATGAACGTCTTTTCTGGAATATCTTGGAATTTGTAACGTCATTGTTTCCTGCCAATACACCATTGGCTTTGTGAATAGTAGCAATGGCTGCTGCTGGAGAATGTACAATATTGGAATTGAGTAATGGATACTTGTTCAGTCTTTTATCTTTATCATAATCTGTGAGATAATCAAATCCTGCATAACTATAAGTCTTTGTTGTAATATCATGAGTAATTAGGGTTGAAGCAAAAGTACCACTTCTCATTCTATCAACGTAATCATAAGCTACAGGAACTGTAATGTCTATTACCTGACTGAAATCTCTTTCAATGTTTCTTATGTTACCGTTATCACCTTGGTTAAAGTCTCTTGAATAGTCGTTAACGATAAAGTCACGGACCTTAGGTAAGGTATAAAGATAATCAAGAGATGCAAAGTTCAATCCATTTCTATTCTCAAAGAACAAGAATGTTGGTGAACCTGTCATACTTATAGCATGGTCAGCCAAATAATTTAAGTTCTTTACTGGCGACCAATAATTGGAAACATAGGAAATATTATTACTAGTTGGTTCGACATGGAATCTATCAGGATCTTTAGCACTACAATCGGTAAGAATTTTGGTAGCAACATTTGCAATATTATCATTGAACGACTTGCTCAATTTGAGATTCAAATCCATCATTGCTTCATTAGATATGAAATGAAGAATATAACCAACAGAACGGTTGCTCATCATTTCTCTATCAGACAATTTGAATATCTTGCAAGTAATGTCTATGAAAGTATTCTTGTCTTTGAATCCTGGTGTTGCTAGTCTTAGGAGTAAAGTTTCATCGCCGACCAATGGCAAGTAATTTACTAAATCCATAGCATCTTTGATAACAAGATTTCCTGTTATGAATGGTGAGAATATATCTTCAAAGATGTTAATAGCAAGCACTTGGTTTCGGATATCCAAAGAACGTCTTGAAGATGCTACTATTTCTACCCGTTGGATATCAACTTCGCCTGCAGCTTTTAGTTCATTAGTTATGGCCATTAGACTAGATTACCTAATTCATTAGCAACTTGTTCAATCAATAGCGGAGAGATTAATTTTATATTTCTTTTACTTTCGTTGACAGTATATTCATAATCCGAATTTGTAATAGGAACAGAATTTGGTGCATCTTCATCAACAACATAAGAAGTTCCATGTATTACTGCTTCATAATGATGAATATCGTTCACGTTATCTTCACCATATTTATCCGCAATCACCTTTTCCATTGTTCTCATCGGCAATGGAAAATCATTAAGATAGTCGTACATGTCATTAGACAACATTACTGCCCAATGATAGTCTGCTCTACCATATACCAATTCAGCAATAGATTCTGGTGTTTCGCCATCTGTAATAGTGTACTCATCAAACAGAGTAATATTGGATAAGATTTGTTTTCTTATTCTGACATTCTTAGTAATGTCGGTTACTATTCTAGTTTCTGTTTTACCATTGATATCAAAACTGTAGTATATTTTATCAAAATCTTGAAAGTACATTAGAATCCACCCTCGGAAATTTTATCTTTATCTAATTTTGCTAATTCTTTGAATGATAGAGTTAGTTCAATCTGAGTAGGCATTCCATTGTCGAATGTAGAAAATATACTATTAGGAGTATAGTTTACTACCATATTAATCAACACACATGAAGTATGCTTATGTAAATTAGGATTTTCTTGTCCACCTGAATAGTAAACAATATCAAATTCTGATGGATATATGTAAAGGAATCCAGTTTGATCTTTAAATTCTGGATGCATATGGAATTTGAATTGTTCAATAATTCTCAGAACATTCTCAGCTTCTTTTTCCGAACGTGGAGCAAATCTATAGTTAAAACTGAATGTTCTAGTCTCTACAGATTGAAATACCATTTCTGTTGTTGGATTAGGAGCCAACTTGGATAGTTTTGAAAGTGCTCCAGCAGCATCGCCACTCATTTTGAATCCTACGGCAGTAGCAATTGCTTTACTAGTATCACCAACTGGTAAAGTGCCATTAAGCATACCACCAACTGCATTAGCTGCTTGCATTGTAAGTGGTACTTCAGATTCATTATATTGAACACCATAAGTAGCAGATAGACTAGATGGCATATAAAGAGAAATAGCAGTTTTCAATCGCTTTACTGGTTTGGAAAATCCACCGGATTCATAAGCAATTACACCAGCCGCACCGCCTTTCAATATAGCACCTCCCAATGGAGCAGCAAGTTTTTTAGCAGCAGAACCTAGAATACCTTTTCCTGAATTTACTAATCCAGTATCTCCAGCATTACCAGCACCCGCACTTTTGACTGCATCATAAACTCCTCCTATTGCACCAACAAGACCACCCTGGAATGCTCCTACCATTGCTTGAGATGCTATAGCAGCAGTGGTACTAATATTACCAGCATTGTTATTAATTCCAGTAATCACGTTTTTTATAATATCCTTATCAACATTCAATTTAGATTGTTCTTGTACATTGATGAAAAACACAGCAAAGTTACCACCATAGACTTCGCTAGTAGTCACATCATCTGGATAACTAAATGAATCTGTCTTGTACACATCTAAGAATTTCTGTTTAGTGTATTGGGTTCTTTGTGCCATCTTTATTCTCTTGTTTAAGATATATAATGTTTATTTATATAATAAATACAGATTATGAGCAAATATCCAAAACCGAGAAAATGGGTTCCTATACACAAAGAAAAGTATGAAGGTGATTGGACTCAAATAACATCGAGGAGTAGCTGGGAATTGAAGTTCATGAATTGGGCAGATAACAATTCTAATGTTATTAAATGGTCATCTGAAGAAACTGTTGTTCCTTATAGGTCACCCGTTGATATGAAACCACATAGATACTTCTTGGATTTCAAAATAAAAGTAAAAAATAGTAAAGGTGAAATCAAGACTTATTTGGTTGAAATTAAACCCGATGCTCAATGCAAACCGCCTAAAGTACCATCAAGACAAACTAAAAGATATTTGACTGAATGTGCTACTTTTATGGTTAACCAAGCTAAATGGGAAGCAGCAAATAAGTGGGCTATAGATAGAGGATGGGAATTCATTGTATTAACTGAAAAGCATCTTTTTTAAAATAAATAGGATTAATTATGATAGAAAGAGAACCAACAGACAGTCCATCAATTGCGAATATAAAAGCATTCAGAAAGGATTATGGTCTATCCAGTAAACAGGCAGCGGATATGGCGGGTGTATCTGAAGCTACGTGGAACAAAATGGAAGTTGGTTCGATTAAGATGCCAGGTCGAACATGGGATAAGGTTCATACTAAAGTTGCCGCAATACCAAAACGCACTATACAGAAAAGAGTGGAGATGGCGACTAATTATGAACTAAAAGATTTGATCACCAAATCTAAGGGATGGTTCAATTCCGAAGCAAAGCGATTAGCCAATTCTCGTGCTGGTCATTTGACCTCATCGACTGTTACTAGTCCGGTTCCAGGTGAAATGTATATGTACTATTATGATGCCAAACATAAAGCAACTTTACCATATTGGGATAAGTTTCCATTGGTGTTTCCATTCCGAATGATGCCAGATGGATTTATCGGAATCAATTTGCATTATCTTCATTACAAGCAAAGAATTTTATTATTGGATGCATTGCACGCAATTGCATCGAGTCCTAGAAAAACAACAAGTGCTAAGTTGATTATATCATATGATATACTCCGAACTGTAGCAAAGGGAAAACAATTTGAGAAATGTATTCATCGATATCTTTTTGATCATTTCAAAACTCCAATTAAAAAGATCCATTCCGACAATTGGCTAACTGCTGCATTATTGCCCAATGAAATGTTTGTTGGTGAAACTAAAGAATACGTTTGGAAACAATAAGGAAATATCATGTCAGAAACAGGTTCTCTTCAAAGTTTTATCTCAGAGGTAAAGAATGGTGGGTTGATGAAAACCACTCACTTTGCCGTGTCGATTACGGTACCTACAGATGCAAATAACAGAACTACTATACCCGGAGCTTTTGCATCATCTCAAGCACTGAAAAAATATATTATGTTCTGTGATTCTACTAATTTACCTGGTACTTCACTTGGTACAGTAGATGTATCGGCTTATGGTGAAACCAGAGAATCCCCAACACAAAGAATATACGACCCAGTAAATCTAACATTCTACGTTGATAATGACATGAATATCAAGAAATTCTTTGATGCTTGGATTAACTCCATAATCAATCCAATAACAAGAAATCATGCTTACTATAAGAATTATACTACATTGGTCGATATTATCGTATATGATTCCGAACACCATGAGAAATATAAAGTAACTCTGCATGAAGCGTTTCCAAAATCAGTATCAGACATCCAATTGTCTTATGCTGGAGAGGGAGTAATGAAATTATCAGTTTCAATGCAATATAGATATTATACAGTTTTCAATTACGAGACTAATGATGTAATTGAATCAGCGGTTAATACTAAGATTAGTAATTTCTTGAAACAAAAGATAGGTGATAAGACAACATCAAATCTGTCAGGTGGATTTTATAATTCTTTAAGTTTCCAACAATCAGATTATATTGTTAATCCAGCTACATTTCAGTCACAATTCCAATAAAACATTATGAAAAATATTGATGCAAAATTAAATGATGTCTTTGATTTAACTCCGATGGATGGTGACTTGATTACTAGACAAGGAGTAGTAGTTCCTCCAAAGGACAATGCCGTAGATTATGATTGTGAACAAACCCGAGGTAATTTATATGGACTACTTCAAAGCGGACAGGATGCCCTTGATGCTGCTCTTGAGATTGCTAAACAATCCGAGCACCCAAGAGCATTTGAAGTTGTTGGTAATCTTATCAAACAACTTGCTGACATAAACCATCAGTTACTTGACGTTCATACAAAGAAACAAAAGTTAGTAACAAAAGAACCAGAACAAAAAGCAACTAATGTGACTAACAATTCAATCTTTGTTGGCTCAACTGCAGAACTCTCGAAACTTATAGACAAAATGAATAAAGGCGACTAATTATGGCATTACCTAAACAAGTAACTACTGTTTATAACACAACTATACCATCAACTGACCAAAAGATAAAATTCAAACCTTTTCTTATCAAGGAACACAAAGCACTTCTTATGGCACAGCAAAGTGAAGACCAAAAAGTAATGGTCGATACTTTGAAGGAAGTTGCTAGAAGTTGTATTATGGATAAAGTCGACATTGATTCTTTAGCAATATTTGACTTGCAGTATCTGTTA